ATCAACAACAGTCCAGTCTTCCGAGACGAGGATTTCGCTTCCTGAATAAAAGTCTATATTTTCCGCATGGAATGCCTTTACGGTATCCCCAATCATGCGAAGATGGAGGAAGGCTTCCCATTCCTTCCTGCGTATCTTCTTTCCTGCCAGTAATTCCTTGTACGCCTTGTCGAAGTTCATATATTTTCCTTAATATTAAAATGGTATGTCATCATTGAGATCATTGTTGTTGTTGCGTTTCATTGGTGATACTGCATTATTAACCAGTCTTTCAACATAATCATTGATTACATTTTTATCAGGATAACAGCTGCCAATCGGACGATCACCAAGCTTGTCTTCGGGGATGAGCTTCCCAGCCTGTTTACCAACGAGAACCCGTACATTTTTTCCGGCAGCCATCTCTGGCACAAATTTCTCTTCCTCATATTCCTTCTTTAGTCCTGCTGAATCACAGAAATGTTTTATCTTCCATAACATCTTTTCAGTAAATACCAGAAAGTCCCGGATATCATGTGCTGCACCGTTATGATCAAAGACCGTTACCCACATATCCGCCATCGGATTGTTGGCAGAAGACATTCTTTCGGTTGATATCTTTACGATGGCATCATATTCACCTTCCCGCAGAAGGCTGAAACGTGCTTCCATCAATTGCTCTTCATTTAATGCCCTGTATAAACTCATGCTGCTTCTCCCTGAATGGTTGATTTAAGATAATTGATACATTTGTCCATTGCATCCCTTGGCATTTCTGTCCATTCCTCGGCGGATGCTTTGGTTTTCCATTTGGTATATGTTTCTTCTGGTGTCTTCAATAAATCAATGAGGCGTGTCAGTTCCTTAACCTGTTCAGGTGTTGCAAGTTCCTGTGGCGCTGCATCACGTTCAAGAACTTCCCTTCCATATCTCTTTGCAATCTCATCATAGGAGAAAGGAAAGGTATCGGTATCTGGAAATGATTCGATACGTGATTTCCTGACCATTCCAACACGCTTGTCCCCGCGTTTCTGTATTTCAAAAACAAGATCAAACAGATAATCCAGTTTTTTATAGCAATCAAAAGTCTGTCCAAGAACAGAAAGGTTTGCTCCATATTCATTCTTTGAATGACTGGTGATAATTACATTCATGTCTATCCTGAAAAGCAGATTCAACAATTGCTTCATGCGCTTGTTGGCTTCTCCATAATGTCTGCCGAATTCCGTACCAACTTTTTTCTCCGCCTTCTCAAGCAGATCATTGTAGAGCAGGGTGAGTGAATCAATCACAAGCGTCTTGTAATCATGTTTTGTGGTAAGCAATTCTTTTATTTCATTTACCATTTCATCAAAATCCACAGTCATCAATACAGCGCCACCACTTTTATCAATCTGCTTTACATATTGTGGCTTGTTTGTTGATCCTTCCGTATCGATGATATATGGCTTTGGAAACTGTATTGCTGCCATTGTCTTTCCAACACCTGCACATCCATAAAATAATGCCTTGAGCCGTTGCTCAATCATTGCTGGTTTTTTTGCTCGTAAAGCCATGTTATATACTCCTATCATTGTTATGCACAGTTAAGTGCGTTCATAAATCCATCGGTGACACTCATGGAATGCCACCTGTGCATTTAATTTGTCAGTAATATCAGAATGTAGAAAATCATCGAAATACCAAGAACCAGATATGCAATATCCATTATCCTTTGCATGACTATCTCCTCACCCAGTATGTTTCACCGTTATCTGCATGTTGTCTGGGTGTCATGCCCATCTCCCACATGTCATCGCGATAGACCTCATCACATTCGGCATCAATGCATTTCTGCATGAAGGGCGAATATTCACGGAATATGTTTTCAAGTGAGATTGATGATGAACATGCATGCTCGTAGTCATCATGTTCGGCAATGTGGGATAGAAGTAACCTGATATCGCAAAGATCGAGATCATTCAGGTTGACTGAATAGGAGTGGCCATCATATTTGCCATATTCCCTGATCACACGGTGCACAAGTACCGTGAATGCATGGCTTTGCAATGGATGGTTTGACACTTTCAAGACTCCTTCCATGGTATCTTGTTTAAACGTATTCAAATGTTGTATATTGCAATTACTCATAGTCCTGCTCCCAAGTGGTATTATGATAAGAGATCGGGAAGGTTACAGCCTTCCCTTCTCCCCCTTGTCTAGTTCACAAAAAACATGACTGATCCCAGTATTGTTGTCATTGCACCAAACCCCGTAATCAGTGATTTCACAATGAAGCCCTTCAGTTCAAGCTCCATGATCTTCATGTCCTTCCTCAATTCCAGTTCCATGATCTTCACATCATTCCTGACTTCTGTGACATCTTCCTTTGTTGCTGCCGAATCTGTTGAAATGTTATCCATCTCTTCTGCCATCACCTCGGCCAGTCTCGCCTCCATCCCTGCCTCCTTCAATCTGTTGAATGTAGCTATCATATGTTTGTCCTCGTTAATAACGCAATGATATCATGATATCACTTTCTGTCAACCTTGTTTTCACACCTTTTGATATATTTTTCGAGACACGTATTGATCAGCTCATTCAGGGATATTTCCTGATCAAAAGCCTTTTTTCTCATGTACATCCATGTATTGCGCTTCATTCTCACCAGTATTTTTTTGTCTTCTTTGGCCATTTCCTCTCCCATATTCTGATATCTTGACATACAATAAATAATTATATCATTTTCGAGCAATAACGACAAGGAGTTGTCATGAGTGAATATGAGCGCTATAGCGCAATCAAGTGCCTGATTGATAAATATTTTGTGCTGGAAGAGGGAAAGAAATATGAAGATTTTGTCAGGGAATTGGTTATGATACTTGGGATATGAAGCAAGGGGGAGCTATCAACTCCCCCTTTTGTTAATCCATTAACCAACCAAGGGCAATTGTAAAGGATTTGCAGGGACTTGCAAGCCTTTCGCCCTTCCGGGAGCAACAATGAAACCTCTGGCCCCACAGGGCGAGTGGCTGAAACAAAGGATACTCGCAGGCTCTCCCCGCGAGATCGGCATAATTTTCATGGGGTTCCACGCAGAACATAAAGCCCGGTCTTTTCTACCCATTCTTCCCTGTACCATGTATCTCCCACATTCGGCATCCCCATATGGCTATTCATGGCCTGTCCATGGCTGTGAGATATATCTCGTTGATACCGGGGGATCACAATCCTCATTCATCCGTACCTTTGCCATGCATCTCTTCACCAATGGGGCAGAGCAGGTCAATTACCTTTCCTCAAAAACCAATTACCGATTCACAAGGAGCAATCATGAGTGACAAGAACATCATCATTACTGAAAGGGAAATCCAGGAAGCACAGGCGAGGTTCAATATAACCCCCATCAGGCCCGTGCAATACATTGCCCCCATCACCATGGATGGGATTGAGGCTGATATCCCTCCCCCAAGACATTATGCGCTTTATCCCATATTGCCCATCCAGGGCATCGCCTTCATATTTGCAGCCACAGGGGTAGGGAAGACCATGTTTACCCTCAATCTCGCCTATGCGATCGCAGGAGGGGGCAATTTCCTGAAATATAGCGCCCCACGACCACGCAAGGTGCTTTATCTTGATGCAGAAATGTCCTATGTCGATATTCATTCCCGTCTTGGCCAGATATCCCGACAACAGGGAAAGCTTGAACAACCGGGAAATTTCATCCTCTATACCCCCGACAAGCTCATCCCCGAGGGCAAGACGGAGCCCATCCGCATGCCGAAGATTTGCACCACCGAAGGCCAGTATTTTTATGAGATGGCCATTGAGAATAACCAGATTGATGTCCTTGTAATTGATAATTTATCAACGCTCTCAACCATTGACCTCGACAAGTCACATGAATGGCATCTCATCAATGACTGGCTGCTATCCCTGCGTGCCAGGGGCAAGACCATCATCGTTGTCCACCATGCAGGCAAGAACCCGGAAGGATACCGCGGTACCTCAAGGATGCTCGATACTGTCGATACTGCCATATCCCTCCAGACCATCGAGGAAACCCTCCCCGAGCAGGCGGATGACATGCCATCCACTGGCAAGCGCTTCAAGATCGTCTACAAGAAAAACCGTTCCTTCTTTGGCTGCGATGCCTTCCCCTATGAAGTTACCTTCCTCAATGAGAAATGGTCACACCGCACAATTGAACTTTCTGTCATGGACAGGATTGTTGAATGCGTTACCTCCGGCATGAATCAGAGGGACATTGCAAGGGAACTCCTCATGTCCCAGCCAACTGTACATAGAATGATCAAGAGAGCCAGGAAGATAGGTCTCATCCGTGATGAATCAGATTGATTAAAATATAATCAATTTCCATGATTCACCCTCGCGCACGTGTATGCATACAGAAATGTGAATCAAAATGCATTTTATTGCCTTCCAGCCCAGTAACCATGCGGTCTGGAGGCTGATTCACATATGTGGATCAACATGAATCAACATACTGAAAACCTGATTCATGATTCACTTTTGATTCACACCATGAATCAAGTTTTTTTTTATATTAATCATGTACATATATATATATATTCATTATATATATTATCTTCACGAGAGCATTTTGAATCACAAGTGAATCAAAGCGTGAATCAAAAGTGAATCAAGAAAAAATTGTTTAAACTTTATGCTATAATATGGATGACATATGAAAATTCGCTCATGGAAGGAACAAAGGGACGAAATTTGTACAATGATTAGGGAGATTTCCCTTTTTCATGGTGGAGATGACAGGGATTGGCTAAAAGAATATGCTGTAGAGCTGATACGGGCTCATGGTGAAGACTTCTCCAAATTAATGGAGGCATGTAGCGGGTTGTATCAAGAATGCGTCTATGCGCAAAAAAAGGGGCTTAAAATTGAAAAGTGATTTTGAAGCGAAATATGAATGGACAAGGAGGGGCAGAAAGTACAGGACGAACTACTTCGCTGCCCTTGGACAACTGCTTGGACAAGGAGAAAGCAACCATGACACGGAAAGTCAGACTGCCTGCCATCCCCACCGAGGACCAGGAACAGATCATGCTGGTGACCTGGCTACAGAAACAGGGCATAAGGCACTATGCAATCGGTAACGGCGGAAGCAGGAACCTGCTTGAGGCGATGAAGCTGAAACGCATGGGACTATCCCCTGGAGTGCCTGACCTTTGCATACCCATACCCTCCGGGCCCTGGCATGGGCTCTATATTGAGCTGAAGCGTACACAGGGCGGCCGCATGTCACCGGCACAGTCCGAATGGCTTGCCTTCCTCACCGAAAAAGGGTATTACGCACAGGTTGCAAACGGGTTTGATGAGGCACGGGAAATGGTGAATCATTATCTTGCACTGACTCCCAAGGCAGCATGAAAATTAATCAACTACAGGAAAATACCAGTGAATCCAAACATCTGTACAAATCTTTATCTGCTCAGGAGTGAATTCAGGCGCCGGGAAACAGGTGACCGGATAATTGACCTGAATGGTATCGCAAGAATCAGTCTCATTCATTTTGATGATTCCGAATGCCCTCCTGAAGATCATCATTTTGGCATAAATATTGATCTATGCACTGGCGGCGCAATAATGAGATTTTCAACTGCGGAACTTGCCCGTGCAGAACTTGCGAAGATGCTTTCAGCAATGGGCGCAGATCCAGCCATGGCTGATGAAATCATGATCGATAGCTATTCCCAATCAGTATCGCCAATCGAGAAGGCCAAGTTAAGGCTTTCAAAACTCATGAATGAAACCGGCTAATGTCCGCCAATATTTATTCGGGAGCAGGTACAGTGACCAATCATCATGGCAAGCTGGTGCAAGTTTCAGTTGCTCCCTCCAATTGAAGGGCAATAAACAATGACAAGGGATTATTTCCAGAAAACGAGGGAAATACTGGAAAGAAGGAGACGTGATGCACTTAAATCACTTCTTCAGTTCATCCTTTTTTCCCTTATCGATTTTGGAATCACAATACCCATGTTTTATTTCATAAACATAAATTCAATATGGATGTTCATGGCATTTGGATTCATGAATGGAGTTTTCGCATATAGACTTGCATCCATTGTGATTGATTCAGTTGAGGAAAGATTTTACCGGAGTTAGAAATGACAGAGTTTGAAACATTTTCAATTAACAATCCTGAAACCATGGAGCAAAAATTAATTGCTGAGTTGATCAGGGATCTCAGGGAAACGACGGAAGCCTTTCTCAGATTGAATGGATGGGATGACAAAAAGGGCATGCCATTCGAACTTTTACGTGTTTTGTCTAATGGAATTCTGGGT